TACATCACAGTAGGGACTTTGACACTCTTTGCTAGACCAATTATCAGGTATTTGGCAAGGGTATCTAATACTGCCGTCATAACCGCAACCAGCAAGTAATAAAGATAAAGCTAGAACTAGCTTCATTTAACTTTAGGTTTGTCCTGTGGCGCCATTAAACCAGTCATAGCAGCTGCTAAAGATCCCATAATTGCTTGGCTAGTAACTGCATAACCTGAAGCTGTCCAGGCAGCAATAAAGGCTGATACTGCTAATGCTAATTGTTTTGCTTGTTTATTCGTCAGTTTCATCGTCGTCGTTATCCTCATCTTGTAGGTTTTCTATTGCGTAATTCACTAAGCCTTGGGTGCGCCATATTGGCTGCTCATCACTACTTAACATATCTACAAAGTAATCGCCAGTTTCAGTAAAGTACTCAACGACTAGAACGTAGTTAGTAGCAACCGCTGGTACATCACACGCTAGAGCTGCTATCTGTGCGAGTAGCCTTTGTATTTGCAGGCTTGGGCTTTCCTGGGCTTTTGGCATTAGCTACCTTCTTTGCAGTTGCTTTCTTGGCTACTTGTTTGTCCTCGTTTGTCAGCAGTATTAAATCAGTTGGGTCTAAGTGATCGTCATATCTGAACGGCGATTCGCGCAGCTCAAAATGCAGGTGATTTCCTGTGCTGTTGCCAGTCGTGCCTACCTTGCCCAACATAGCGCCCTCAGCTAGATCTTGCCCTTTAATTACTGTGGTCTTGGATAAGTGAGCATAAATAGCCCTAAGCCCGTTCCTAAACTCGACAATAACTGCTGTGCCATAAGACTCGCCCCAGCTAGGGTAATTGCTTACCTCGACTACTTTGCAAGGTCTAACCGATACGACAGGAGTTCCAGCAGGAGCTTTTATGTCTATGCCTGTGTGATAGCCAGCTTTGTACCGATCGTTTTTAACCCCAAAGTGGTTGCTAATTGTGTAGCCTTGAACTGGATACATTAGATACCAAAAACCGCTTTAACTTCGTTCTCTGTTAAACCTAAAGCTGCCAATTTAGATAACGCATTAGCTTTAATTGTAGCTGCTTCAGTTGCGGCAACTTCTCGCTCGGCTAAAATTTCTAACCAAGCCTGATCGCACTCTTCTTGTGTTGGTTTTGTAGCCGTTTTAGGCTTAATAAACTCTAAACCTTCAAGACTGTTACCTCTAATAACCCACTCTGTATTTGGTCGTAATTTATTCAATACTTTTTCTAATTCCATTATGCACCAATTTCTAGTAATGTTATTTCGGAATCTCCACCATTTGCTTGAAAACGCATACCAGTACCGCTACCAGTTCCGTTAAGAGTACCTGTTGTTTTGTATGTCAAGGCACTTGTAGAGTTTGGACTGTCAAGATAATTCATACTAAAATTGCCACCTGAATATCCGTGAATACTGTATTGATCTCGATAAATTGAACCATTTGTGTAAATAGTTGTTGCACCTCTTTTAAGTTCTAAACCTACATAAACGTCATTACCAGCTGCACGATCAATGTTAATGTTTTGAGTGACCAATACTAAAATTTTGCTGGTAGCTAAACTAGGAGTAATAGTTGCTGTTAAACCAGTATCTATTGGTGTACCACTTTCCGTACTAACTTGTGATCCGTGGGTGGCAAAAATTACCTGTAATACCTTTCCACCCCCAGGTAAAGCAGCCCATTTAACACCATTTGTTTCACCGCTGTCAGCAGTTAAAACGTGACCGTTTGTACCTACCGCTAAACGTGCTGCTGTATCAGCTGCACTTGCCACAATTAAATCACCTTTAGCGTCAAAGATAGTAGCAGCAATACCCGTTACAGGAGTTGCAAAAGCAAACGCGTGATCTGCGTTGCTTGATTTAGTTAAAACTTGACCAGTAGTGCCACCTAGCAAACCTGCTAGATCTGCGTCAACCGCGTCTGCAAACGTTTCAAAGTCTGCTGGTAGGTCTGTCACCAAGTCTGTTGGCGCAGGTGTGACCCAACCATAATTAGGCGTTGTTGCCATTTATTACCTTCCTTATGCCACGACTTGGGCTTCTGCCCAGTCTAGTGTACCTGAAACCGTATTCCAAGCCTCTAAAGGCGAAACCTGATTCCAATTCTGTGCTAGTACGCTAAGTGCGTATTCTGTCAGATAAAGCGTTAAAAATACTTCATATTGGTTAATTGTCCAGGTTATGCCTTCGACAAACCCTGCAAAGTTATTTTCGTAAATTGTGTCGGGTGGGTTGATCTCTAGCGGCATACCGTTGTAAACCTCTATTAGATCGTCACGCAAAATATTGGTCATAGAGTCAAGCTGTAAAGGTATTGTGATACTGCTAAGCGATCGGCGAGGGTATCCTCGGGTAGTTAAATAAAGATCAAGTACGGCTAGAGCTGCTGACGTTTGCTCAAGTAAAGTACTTATGGATACCGCTAATTGACCATATTCGCTAATCGAGCCAGCATTTGTATCTGTGACTGATTGGTTGTTTTTGTAAATAACTGTTATGTCATTGGCAAGGTCAGACATACGCTCAATAGTTGATAAGTTACTTGCCAGTATTACGTTAGTAGGAATAGTAGTAAATCCATTAGTACTTACTTCATTTACTCTATGGCTTGCGTCATCGTAATTAAGCCTACCGTCACGACCTTCATAAAGTATGCCCCTGGCACTATTAGCAACTTGTCCAGCAAGGTTAAACGCGTTAGTTTCGCCGCTAGAGTATGCGACTATCTCGTAATCGCCAGGTGTATCTATGTTGCCTAAATAAGGATTGTAAGTGTTCCAGGTAAGTGCAGGATTAACGGCAGCCCAAGTAACTCCTGCCGGAGTATCTTGCCAGCGCTCTGCTGTGGCTTCTTGGATTATGTTGTAAATACGAGTACCGTCAAACTCTTTGCTAAACCCAGTACCGCCAACCAAACGCCTATTTAATCTAGCTAGTGAGCCAACACCTGTAATGCGTGTGGTAGTGGCAAAGCCAACTGATCCGTATGATTCAATACTGCGCTCAATATCTGAAACAAAACCTGCAAAGATAACTACTGGGTTGCCAGTCGTATCATCTATCTCAACTTGTACCGAGTGATCTATTTCAGCAACGGGAATATCGTTATTAAACGTAATTAAAGTGATTGTGCAATACCCTGCGCGTGGTTGCTCATCAACACTTGTCCGTCCAGTAGTAATGCTCACACCATTAAGCGTGTCGCCTGTGTAAGTTACTCCGTCAATTAAAACGGCTGGATTTGGTGTGTAGGCTGGCATTAGACTGCAAAGGCTGGTGTGGTTTGTACTGTACCTGCTCTAGCTGTTGCGTTGCTTAAAGCTGTACCAATTGCTCTGGCAAAGCCTTCCTCGTCAATTACGCTAGGAGCTTGTACGTTAATAGTTACGTTTGGCTGTGCGCCACCTTGTAGATCGCTAACACGCTTAAATCCGAGTATGTCAAATATCTGTTGCTCTTTAATCTGTGCGCCAACGGTAATAGCTTGGCGCTCAGGATCTTTAAGAAACCTATTGTAGATAGCAGATTCGGCAGCTGTAAGATTTTTGCTAAACTGTGGTATTAAGAAACCGTCTGCTTCTAAATACTCACGACCATTAAGAATAACTTTACCGCCTGCGCCTGGCAGTATTTGCCCTTGGCTACGACCAGCGCCACCTTCAAGAGTGCTAACACTTAATCCTGCTTTACTGCCACCACCTGTAAATATGTCGCCAATTTTGCTGCCAAGCGATCCTAAAGGTGAGTTTTTTATGGCATTACCTAATCTTGCAAATAATTGAATTAGATCGCCTATTTTGTCAATTAAGAAAGTAACTGTATTAACTATGCCTGTAAACGCTGCGCCTAAGACATCAACCAAGATTGGTGCTACTGTGCCTTTAACAAAACTAGCTAAAGATTTGAGCAGGTCAATTAGTGGGCGATATTCGTCTGCATTTTCTCTAACTGCTGTGCTGATCTTGTCGTAAGCAGATTTTAACGTAGTAAGAACAGGTGTTAAAAAATCTTTAATTGTTTTGGCTAAACCTGACGTATCGTTTTGGAAACGATCAAAGATTGGTACTAAATACTCGTTAATAAAGTCAAACAAACGAGTCAAGATTGGCAATAAGGCAGCGCCTACGGATTCTTTAGCTTCATCAAAAGCAACCTGTAACCTAGCTGTTTTGCCTGCAAAGGTGTCAGCAGCGTCAGCAGCAGCACCCTCAAAGGTGTTAGCAAGTTGTTTAGTTATGTCATCAAAGTCCATAATCTTTAACTGAGCAGCTGAGATACCTACACCCAATTTACCTAAAGCTGTATTCTGACCCTCAAACGACTTAGATAAAGCATTAGTAACAGATTCTAAACTTTTGCCGCTACCTCGACTAATATCTAGCGCTAGGTTTAATAGTTTTTGTGATTGCTCAATGTCTTTAGTGGATCTAGTTAAACGATCTAAAGCAGGGCGTAACTCATCATCTGCAACGCCTGTTGCAAGTGCAGTTACGGTTATTTGCTTTTCAACTGCTGCAATTTGATCATCAGTAGCTTTAGTAACACGCTGTAAAGATCCCGCTAGTTTAACCTGGGCTTGTTCGTCCTCAATAGCAGCCTTAACGCCGTCTACTGCTAATTTAACGCCATAGGCTGCAACGGCAGCACCAGCTACGGCAGCTGCTTTACCAACCGCTGCAAAGGCATTACCAATACGACCGCTACTAGATTGGGTTTCATTTTCGGCTGTCTTTAAGCCTTTAACTAAGTCTGCTGTATCAGCAAGGATAGATAGTTTAAGAGTACGATTGCCAGCCATTAGTATTTATCCGTAATCTGCTTAAAGCCTTTTTCCCATTTGTTAATAAGTTCAGGCTGTTCTTGTCTTAAGGTTGAATAGATAAAGTAGCCAGCATTACCTCTACCCCTGTTTGGGGATCTGCCTGGGAATTGAGCATAGCGCTTTGAGCCAAACTCTAAGCCGTAAAGAATATCTAAAGTAGTACCGCCACCGCTTAATTTTTGACTAGCAAAGCCATACTTAAACTCACCGATCTTGCTTGACTTAGCAATACGAACACCGTCAGCGATCTTAATTGAGCCTTTAGGGTATTTGCTATTACGTCTAGCAGCAACTTTGATTTGATCAGCAGCATACTCAGCAAGTTCAGCAGATAGCTTTTTAGATTGTTCTACTGCTTCCTCGTCCATAGCCTTAAAAGATTTAAGGATTTGACGTAGGTCTGTTTTGTCATATTCGACTTTAACGTCCGCCATTTCGCTCCTTAAGTATCTCTAGTGCCGTTGCAATATCCTCAGCTGTATCCCAATACTGCATAGGGATCTGTGTTGCGATAGCTAGTTCGACTATTAGTCGGCTGAGGCTACCGCTTGGGTGGGGTTTATTGCTGTTTCCTCTATCTCAATATCTGCAACCAAGTTACACCAATTATCTAAGCTCAGCGATGCCTTGTTTGGATTTTCGCGCTTCATAGCGTGATAAGCCAAGAACATAAGATCGCTGATACCTAGTGAAGGATCTTTGCTGATCTTTTGACCAGTTTCAATTTCCCACTTGCGCCACTCAGGCGGTTGGGCTGTGTATGTAGCTTGGTCGCCTGCGTTTGTAGTTATCTTGATATTTAGTTTCATTTGTTCTCCCGATTGTTTTGTTTAGCTAAAGGTTTCTGTTACTGCGCCTTTTTCAACCTTCCAGTTGAAAGATACTGTTTGTGCGTCAGGTGCAGTACCTCCAGCTGTTGGGTAATCTAGCAATACGTTAAAAGCAAAGGTAGCGCCAGTTGCACTAGTAAAGCTGATCGCGCGTGGTGTGTCAGGTGCCTGATCAAGCAAGCCCCATACATATTCACATATGCTGTTTGTCTTGCCCCAGTCGGCTAGGATCTCTAGTGCAAAAGTGCCTTCTACGTTCGTAGTTTTGTAGGCTTCTCCGTCTAAAGTTTGGTAGGTCTGACGATCTACTGTTTTGGTTAATACTGCTGTTGTTGCTTGGGTATCGATTGACACGCCTGCGTCATTAGTGAAAGACACTGTGACATCTCTGCCCGTAACTACGGTTGTACTCATAGTTTTCCTTAGTTTGTGTAGTAGGTTGATACATTAAAGTCAGCAACGAGTAAGTCACTTGCACCGACTTGAGTAATTGACGGGCGATCTACTGCCCCAACTACATAATTAGCAGGCAGAGCCGCTAAAACTGATAATAGCAACGTTTCGAGATTGTCTAGCGCTGCTTCGTTGCTGTAATAACCAACTGCAACGGTAATAGTAAAGTTTAACTTAGCCTTAATAACAGACTTGTTAATTAACTCAAACTCTATGTAGGGGCTGTCCGGCACAATAACAATAGCCGGTGGAATAACAGACTCAGGTACAGAATTGTAAACGTTAGCGGCAATACCGCTTAAAGCTGTTTCGAGAGCAGTACGGGTTGCACTTATTGGCATAACGACTCGACATCAATGAACGGCGCAAGTAGAGCCTGGACACGATTGACGAGGCTTCTGCCCATACGGTACGGAGTTGGTGCAAAGTCCACGCCCTCTATCTGCCCACCTGCTGCGGTACGTGATTGGAATACTTCGACGCTTACTACATAAACTGCGGACTCGATCGCGTCATTTCCGACATAGGTAGAAGCTCCCGATAGGGTGGCTAGACCACTTGGAATAACATTTCGCTCGTTAATATCAGCGTTTGTAATTGCAGCAGCAAACTGATATTCATCTAAGTTATCATCATCAAGGATTGTGCGAGTTCCATTGTAAGGTGTGCCACAACCTGTAATAACTACTGATTGACCAGCGCTAAATACATTCTCGCCAAGAGTAGTAAAGATTGCTACGTTGTCTGTAAGTTTGGTACTCCCGATTGGGGAAGCATATTTCTCTAGCATAGGCAGAATAACTGCCTCGGCTGTATCAATTATTTGATCTAAATATGCGTCGTTGTAAAGTGATGAGGATACGCCAAGAACAGATCGCAGCTGTGTGGCTGTGATTATTGAAGGCATATCTACTCCTTTAATGAGAGGTGAGCGCTCGGGAGAACACGCCCACCCCTCGATCTAGTTTGTGTTACTTATCAGGTGAAGTTGTAGTAGCAAGCACCGTCAGCAATTTTAACTGCTAGTGCGCCATAACCGTAGTATGCAACTTCGATCTGACCGTTAAGCGCTACGTTTGTTTGTAGGCGAACGCGTGGTGACTCGTACCAGGTGTAAGCGTCTGGGTTTACGACGATCATTGATCCGTCACCTAGTGGTAGTGAAGGGTGAGCAGCAATTAGTGGTGCTGAACCCAAAGCGCGAGAGACGTAAAGATCTAGACCCTGTACCACTCCACGCAAACTTTGTGGAGAAGCAACACCTGCAGCATTTTGTGGCTGTGAAGCTGTGTAGATTGGGCGTCCTGAGTCATTGTAGCTCATAATGTTAGACCATTGTTCAGGTGTAACAATAATGTTGCGAGCAAAGCCTAGAGAATCTTTGTAGACCTCGGCTGCTGCTTGTGATACGAAACCAACTAGACCAGCAGCGGTGTTTGCTTGTGCTGTTGCAGCTGCTTGACCATTAGCAAGAAGTTGTCCTGCTACAAACTGATCTGTTGCTAGTGCGTAGGCAAACTCCATTTGACGTACTAGCTCAGTAAAGAATACTGGGTTAGAACGATCTAGTAGCTCTACTGAGAAAGTCTGTCCACCTGCATATTTGTTGACGTTTACAGTCAAGAAGCTGTTTGTCATACCTGTTTCGGTAATTGGTTGTGCTTCATTTATGTCTGAAACCGTCGGGACAGCAGATAATTTAGGGATTTCGAAGGACATCCCAGCGTCGGGCAAAACGCCACGTGAGATTGCGTCGATTGTGCTGCGGTCAGCATTAGAAAGTGGGTTAATAATTTCTGTCAATTGACGTGTTGGAATTAAACCAGCGTTATTGGTTGTAGTGTCATCAGCAAACGCTACAAATTGGCGAGAATCCTCGTTGCCCAATTTTGCGCGTACTGAGTGTTCCAAGTATGTAGCTTTGTCCACGATTGGAGAACGTGGTCGTGCGTAAGTCAAAGGCTGAGCAACGGGCGCTGCTGCCTTTACTTCTGCTGCCTCTACCGATACCTCAGTATCAGCGGCAACTTCTGGAGTATCGATCATTTCTGACCCTTCCTTTTCTGTGTTTGGATCATCTGAGGCAGCAACCTCAGAAACTCTTGCGCTGTCGATTGCAGGGCTTTCAACTAGCGAAACTTCAACTAACGTGCTGGCAGTAATTACCATTACACCGTCTTTAGCAGACCACTTATCTACGTCAATACCAACACTAAATCCGTCGCGTAGTCCTTCAGCTGCTTCTACTAACGCGTCTGATCCTGCGCTAGTCTTTCCGATCTTAAATACTGCGTCGATACCTGTTTCGGTTTCGTTGTATTCCATTACTTTACCGATTGGGCGTGAGCGATCGTGTTCTAAAAATAGTTTTACGTTCTTTAGGGCTATCGAGTTAGCAGCAAACTTTGTACGGCCTGCC